AAGAATTTGAAGCTCGCCGCTTTGCCGAATACCGTCTACATCTCATTACACGATGATGATCCCAGCACGACGGGAGCCAATGAGCTTAGTGGCGGGACTCCTGCCTATGCTCGTCAAGCAATCGTGATAGCTGCGCCATCCAACGGAGTGCGTTCCTGGTCTGGGACTATCACCCTTGATGTAGCGAGCGGCACGACCGTCAAGTATATCGGGCATTGGGATGCGGCAACATCAGGGAACTGGCTGGGTAACGATCCCGTTGCGCGTTCTGTTCTGTTTCAGGCTCAAGGCGAATACAAGCTAACCGCGTTCGACATAGACGATAACTGCACGGCAAGCTGATGGCTTTTTCTGCCGCATATGGTCCTCTCACGCTGCTGACCTCTCCGCAGGGGACAGCAACGATTTCAGGTGGAGGGGAGATCGATGCGACATCCTATGGCACGCAATACGATACCGCATTCATAACAGGTGGAGGGGAGGTAGCTGTAAACGTCGTCCCGCTTCGCAGCGATGCGGTTTTGATCTCTGGTGGTGGGGACATAGCTGCCTTGTCACTAGATGAAACGATCCCGATTACCTACCCGAATCAGATCGGCACTTTATCTCCACGGGATTTCATTTTTATTGGTCCCATCATTCCGTACTCAGATCCTTCTCTGTCGATCAAGTTCAGTGTTATGGACACAGACACCAGTGAAGTGTTGATAGCGATTGCAATCTATGACACTCCCTTCCACCCCCAGCTCGCCTGGGTTGGCAGAAACATCACAGTGCTATCCCAGATCTTTTTGAACGACGCTTCAGTCGGGGCGGTTTACGGGACAAATTATTCTATTGCTGAAGGCATGGCCCCAAGCATCGCGTTTCATACCAACGCAGGTATCGAAGATCTGCTTAGTGGACAGTTGGACTATTCAGGAGGATCGACCTTCAAGCTGGCCTTGTATCTTGGCACAAGGCTTTTCACTAAAGACGATGCTATTTATACCGATGAGGGTGAACTGGCTTATAACAGTTATGTTGCCGGCGGTTACACCGTTACCCCGACGATTGTCGAGGATACAACAGAAGGAAAGATCACCGTTTCGTTTTCTACTATCAGTTTGCCAAACCCGGTGACACCAAGGTTGGGGTATTCCTTTACCTCTTGTCTGCTTTACAGCCCGTCTAACGGGAATCGGACGATTGCCGTCATGGATGTAGGAAACAGCGCAATAATCTATAATACCCTTGATAAGACCTTGGTTTTAAGCGACTTACAGATCTTCACCGCAGGACTCGCATGACTATCCGACTGGTTGATGTTTACACTGAAGCTTTCGAACGTTGCGGGATCAATCCTTCCGCATTGACTTCCGAGCATCTGCAGTCGGCTCGTAGAACGATGGAGCTGGAGGCAACAGATCAGACCAGCGCGTTCAGCAACTTGTTTACCCTGGTGGATTTCACGCAGACCTTATCTACCGGCACGTCCTCGTTTGTTATGCCTGTCAATATGCTGGATATCCAGCATGCAGTGCTGAGAGATCCGACATCGAATCAGGATACCCCGATCAACATCACCGGGTATCAGGGATGGCTCGATATCACCAAGAAGACCATGTCTGGCAGGCCGGATACGATCTACGTCAACAGGGAGTTGACCACCGATAGGACACAGACGGTGAACATCTGGATGGTTCCGGATCGCGCATATACGTTGGTCGGGAAGTATCTCAAGTACATGGATTTGGACAATAGCTGGGGTGATAAGCCGGGTGTTCCGCAGTATTGGGAACAGGCGATCACATCGGTATTGGCACGCGGACTGGCTTTGAAGTTCGCTCCTGAGAGGTATGAGTTGCTACTGGCTGACGAGGTTCGAGCTTTACGGAATGCTCGCCGTCCTGGTAGTGAGAACGCACCGATCCAGTTCACTCTGGGCAGTAGACGAGGGGCTTCGAGGGGGCATCGGAGATGACACAGAAGTTCGCCAGGGGTAAGAAGGCTTATGGGTTCTCTGAGCGGACAGGGTTCAGGGTGCCGGTCAACAAGCTGGTTCGAGATGGCCAGACAGGCATCCTGGTGGAGCCGGAGGAGTACGATCCCTATCATCCTCAAGCTATCCCCTTAGGTCCCGTAAGCGATGCTGTAAGCCTTTACAGGCCCGTCCCAGACTCAGTCATCCCTCAACTCACCATCAACCTCCCAGGCTCTACAGACGCTCCAGAATTCGCCTCAGGGGATAGGTTGTCTGGAATCCTGAGTATCACTAAGCCGGAGGTAGTTTGATGTCAGTGACGCAAGGACTTTGCCGCACCTTCCCTGCCGAGGTCTTCCAGGGGGAACACAACCTGCAGTCGGATACGATCAAGATGGCTCTGTATGACATATCAGCCGATCTTGACCCCAGTACGATCACTGAGTACACCACGACCGACGAGGTTAGCGGATCGGGGTATACGGCAGGAGGTGTAGGGGTAACCATCTCGATCAACCAGGCCAACCAGGTAGAGTTGAATATCGATGCAGTCACCCTGCAGAGTGCCGACATTGAGTTCAGAGGTGCTTTGCTCTACAACGCCACCAATGCAAACAAAGGGATCGGGATTATAGATACCTATAAGACTCAAGATGTGAATGGTGATCTGGTATTCCAGTTCGATAGACCACAATCATTTTTCGTCATTCAATTGAATGAGATTCTACCGTGACGACTGCATCGCAGACTTACTATACCCTCTGGTTTGAGCTTAAGCGGTTCGCCGAGGATGACGATTCGGAGTTCCTGGCAGCCTTGCCTGGGGTTATTACCCGAGGAGAGACTCGTGTCGTCAGAGATCTGAATCTTCGACATCATGATACGAAGACCACGGTCCAGGCTGAAGCGATTACCGGATATGCATCGCTTCACACTTCAACGATCTCGGTTCGCGATGTCTCTCTTAGTGCAACGGGGCAGCCACTGGAGAGAAGGGCGACATCGTTTGTCACGACGATGGCTTTACAGCTACCTTTAGGGAACCCTGAGTTCTACACCGAGGATGTGGAGTATGGCATGCATGTCGCTCCTATCCCCTCTGGGGATGTCAACTTGACAGTCTGGTACTCGGCTCCGGTAGAAACTTTGTCCGACACGCAGTCGGAGACTTACGTTAGTAAGACGCATGGGGATTTGCTATTGGCTAGCTGCCTGGTCGAGGTTGAGCGGTATAACAAGAATCTGGAAGCGCAGCAGATTCGTGAGATGGACTATCAGAAATTGCTGGTCAGCTCAAGAGCCGATACCAAAGGATCTGCCAGAGCAGAATACACCCCTGTAGCATCGCAACCTGCTGCATCTCCGCAACCTAAACGTAGTCCGAATGAGGCGATCTGATGGCTAATTTTTCTTCTACTCTTCGGATGACATTGCCGGTTACCGGGGAGTTCGATGATTCCTGGGGTGACAAGATTAACACTAACATGGAGATCCTCGAGGCCGGTCTGGCTGGACAAGCTTCAATCTCTGTGTCTTCTGGAACTTATATACTCAGTACAGCGGATGGGGCTGTAGCTGGGGACGAAGCGAGAAATCTTAGTTTATATGTGACCGGGGCCTTGGCTTCCAGTGCTGCGACAATCCTGATTCCATCTGCCAAAAAGAAGTTTTATGTTATTCATAATGCCACGACGGGTGGGTATGAATTGCGTTTGGGTCCAAATACAAGCAATTATGCAGTGTTGCCGTCTGGGGATTCCCTGGTTTATACGGATGGTAATAACACAAGGGTTCTGGATTTGTCGGGCACGGCAACCATTACGGGGATGCAGGAGGACATCAGTGACAATACAGATGCCATCAATGAAACGACAGCTCGTTTGAATACCCAGATTGAACGCATAAACGGGATTGCTACAGCAGTAATTAATTCGCAGTTACCTATTGGGACAATCATTGCGACTTCTATGGGTCCATTGACGGAAGGCGTGGCTCCAAATTATGGTTCATGGGCTAATGGTGCAACAGACCCTAGTCAGAATCTGAGAGAAAAAACTCTGGTAGGGGCTAATTTAGCGGCTAGCAGCCCATTTAGACCTGATGGCAGTGTAGGGGGGCTTTATACTATGCATTCTTCTCAGTTAGGTGACGCCTTTAATAATTATCCTCCGTACCACGTGGTTACTTTCCATCGTAGAGTAGCTTGATGACAGATGAAGTCCTTCAAGAGTTCCAGATAGCGCCTGGGTTTTTCACTGAGGCGACTGATCGGACAGCTACGGCCCGCTGGAAGCACGGGAATCGGGTGCGATTTCAGAACGGGCTTCCTGAGCAGATTGGGGGATGGGGAACCTCTGATATCGATCTGGCTGTGACAGAAGGATTAGTTCGAAACATGCGCTCATGGGGCATGTTGGATTCAGAGCCGAGGACAATTCTTGGAACAAACCTGGGGATCTATGTAATAGAAGGAGCAACGGTTGAAACCAGGACGCCAACCAGGACCAGGGATAATGGTGATATCTGGGCGACCAGTGCCTTTGGTGGATCAGATACGGTTTTGAGTAACCCTTTTACGGCTACGTCCGGCAGCGATGTCGTACAGATTACCCATACGGCTCATGAAGCTTCTTTCGGCGATCTTGTCGAGTTTTCCGGGGTAACAGGGGCGCATGGTATTTCCAGCGGGGCAATGAACTATACGCATCGGATAATAAAAATTGTTGATACGAATACCTACCAGATTCAAGTAGAGGATACAGCGACCTCGACAGGGTCAGGATGGGGTGACGCGTCCGTTGATTATCGATATGAGATGACCAGCGGTCCTTCTAATGCCAGGGTGGCTCTTGGATGGGGTATAGGTGCATGGAACCAGGATCGGGATGGAGGATGGAATACTGCTTTTAGTGGAGACGCAACCGAGAATTCCTATTTGATTCCGGTTAGAACATGGAGTTTTGTGCAGTGGGGAGAAGATATCATTTTCGCCCCAAGAGGAGGAGAGCTGTATTACTACGATGCGGATGCTAGTGCGGTAGCAGTCCGTATTACTGATGCCCCATCGGAGACAGAAGCTCTTGTGCTGTCTCAGAGCAGCCAGCAGGTATTTATGCTGGGTAGTGTTCCTTACGGGTTATCGGTGTATGACCCGATGAATGTTCGATGGAGTGATTCTCGGGATTATACTGTCTGGGACCCGACAGCGATAAATTCAGCGGGCGGATTTCGGCTGGATGCAGGGACGCGCATTATTACTGGATTGTTGACAGGTCCTAACATTCTTGTCTGGACGGATGAGGCTCTCTATAGAATTTTCCAGGCTCCCGCTACGCTGTTTTACGGTCGGCAGTTAGTCGGGTTTACAGAGATCGCAGGACCGAATGCGGTAGTAACCCAGCAGGGCGTTTCGTACTGGATGGGGTTTTATAACTTTTACATCTATGACGGTGGTGCTATCAGGGTTCTTCCTTGTGATGTCCATGAAAGAGTTTTTACCGATCTGAACAGGACGCAACTCGATAAGGTTGCCGCCGGATTGAATCTTGGGTTTACGGAAATCTGGTGGCATTACCCTAGCAGCTCGTCGGCTGAGAACGACCGGTATGTCATTTTCAATTGGCAAGATGGCATCTGGTATTATGGAGAGTTGGAAAGGACTGCTTGGCGTGATGCAGAGTACACCTTCGAGGTGCCGTATGCCATAGGACCCACTGTCGATTATAGCAGTAGTGTACTGTACAAGCACGAGACGGGGTCAACCGATGACGGGGTATCCATGGGGGACTTCGTTTGCAGTTACGATTTTGACGTGCGCCTTCTTGGCAAACAGGACACGGGCGAGGTTTATCGGGTAGATAGAATAGTTCCGGATTACGCCAGGATGGCAGGCGGCGTGGATCTCACGATGACCGGGAAGAAGTGGCCACAAGAGGCAGGTTATTCAAAAGGTCCTTTTTATATTGATGAATCGACCCGGCAAGTACGCACCAGAATGCGAGCGCGGCAGATCAGTCTTCGTATGGACGGGATAGGAGGCTCATGGCGGATGGGTCATTGGCGTATCGGAGGCAAACCTGATGGCTATCGGTGAACCGGTTCCTCAGACAATCGGCGAGACGGCAGAAGAGCATACCTTACGCGGAATAGAGCTGCTCGATATCCTGGAGCGTCGGCTGCAGGCAATTGAATATTTACTTCTGACTTTGAAGACTACCAGTGAAGACCATGAGACTCGTATTTACGACCTGGAAAACCCATGAATACCGTGACCAAGATCAAGCCTAAGAAAGAGACAGAACTTGAAATCAGTATTGCTGAGCCATACGACGCAATAGCGATTGTCAGGCTGATCGAGGAGTGGGTTACGGCTTCCCACGCAGGGTTTCCAGAACCGAATCCCTATGCGGTACTGAACTGGGTTACGGAGGTCCTGACAGTAGGACAGGTAGTGGTTGTCAGGAAGAAAGGATCTATCCGCTCTTCGTTGATGGGGGTTGCCGGGATGATTGAAGTACCTTTCGGGTGGTCACCCGGAGAAACATTTTACGAGGGTAAATTCTTCTATGTGCCCAAGGCATATAAGGACACAAAGGTCGGGTCCATGATGCTCAGTGCGTTGCGGCTAAAGGCCGCTCAGGAAGATAAGAAGATTATCTTCAGTATCGCTTGCGGAGATCACGGTGAAGAATTGCGAGAGTGGTACAAGATTTCACATGGCAAATACATTGGCGGAACGATGATGTTTGATCCCGCAGGCGACGACCTCGATCAAGAGGAGAATATTAAATGATTGCACCAATGATTGCTGCTGCTGGCATTATGGGAGCAGCGGGTCTTGGAAGTGCTGCACTATCAGCATTCGGAAGTAACCGTGGCTCCTCGTCGCAGCAGGTGACGAGTCTGCCTGCGTATATGAGAGATGCTAGTGGTCATGCTGTTGCCATTGCAAAGGATAAGGCGACCAGTAGTGTGGTTCCCTGGGATTGGGATAGACGGGTTGCTCCGCTAACGTCTGGTTATACCCAGGCAGCAAATATGGCTAAAGGGAATCCTTATCAGCAGTATCAAG